ACCGGTGCGATTCATTCGTATCACGGGTTTATGACCCAATACAAATGTCTGACTTTGCATATATTGCATTATAGCAACAAAGTCTTGCCTGATAGTCGCAACCCCGCTCCGTGCGGGGTTCCAGGCGTCAGAGGGAGAGCATTAGGCCCCCTCTGGTTTGAGATGTTTCCAGCACTCAAACACATAGCATTTGCAAAAATACTAGGCGATCTGGGCAAAGTACCGGACGCTGCTTTCAAGTCGGTTGCGTATCTAATTCAGAGACGCTCCGCACCACCTCCCCCTCTCGATGACAAGAGGTTCGGGGAAGAGGTGGAAAGCTTGAGGAAAGAGTTTCTTAAAAGAGTAAATCTCACTCAACCACAGCAGGACGAAGTCCAGGCTGTGATGCTTAGGATGGGAAATTTCATCGAAAAGGCTAATGCCAATCCGAGACCACATATTTCCCTTTCGGCCAACGGAGGATACCGGGCCACCCGATCAACGGGTGGCAAAGGCATGGATATCGCAAAGCGATTCATTGCTCGGTATGTCCGTTGTGCGGCAGACCGTTCTTTCTCTGGAAAGACGATCTGGGGCGCACCCCTCACATTGAAGGAGGGGGTGCGTCCGTACCGCACTATCTGTCGACATTCAGAATTGAGGGAAGAAATCCCCTTTCTAAGGTCGGCATTTCGCGATGAGTTCGGCCCAAATGGGCTTATCAAAGCGGTCTGTAGTGAAGTGTCAAGCCACAATTCACTCGAAGGCCCTGTATTAGGATTAGATGAGGCATTGCCTCATCAACTATTACAGTTAGCGCATGAAGAATGTGTCGCCTCTGGATGGCTCCAGGGGCCGGCATATCATACGCTGGCACGGGACTGTACTAAGTTCCGCGCCGCATCTGTCCCTACCGAATTGATTCTTCAGTCGGAGAATGGGGACAAGGTGAGGGGTTTGTCGAAACCGCCGTCATTTGTGACGTTGTTTCTACAACCATTTGCACACTTTCTAGCCGGTCTGGCTAAGGTGGTGCCCTCGCTTAAGTCTGCTTTTACCCGCTCCTATAAGGGGTGGGATTTGGCTGTCAATCTTTCGAGAAGGACTGACAATTTCATTGAACCCAACTCAGGGTTCTCTGCAATAGACTTGACAGGAGCTACGAATGGAATCGATTGGGATTTCATAAAGGCTCTTATCAATCCACTCTTGGCAAGATTTTCCAAGAGTGTGTACGAACTTGCATATTTACAGCAAGCTCTTGCGTTACTTATTTCTCCAAGAATTATGGAGGTACGCAGGAGTCCCGACGACGTCCGTCACACGATCATTCTGACCGAGTGCGGAGTTAGTATGGGCGACCCTGGCGCAAAGGAAGTCCTTTGCATCATGAACGCGGCCATCGAATTGATGGTTTACAGAGATGTAAAAAGGTT